GTGATGTTGAGACACCATCATTTCGGCAACGGCTTGGCCCTGATGGACGGTACCTACAGGAAGCACCACAAGGAAGAGGATCGCGCAATATACGAGAAGTGGCGGGCAAGTCTATAATCAACCCAACAGGAGGTTTTATGATCATTCACCCGGAAGTTATTGTGACCCCAGATTTCCCCACGGTTCAGTTCAGAGAAGACCGAGAGAACGTTGATCTCGAAAGGGAACTCCCAAGGATCCTGAACGCACAGGGATGGGGCATCGGGACGTATTTCAATGTCCAGTTCATCAGCCATGACCGTACGCGACTGCTTTCAGCAGCAATGTTCGTGGTGATTCAAGTAACCGAGGGACTGGTCACGAATGAGGCGAATCCCTACCAGCCGACGACTCGAGCCGTTTTCACACGGGTCGCCTCGCAGATGACACCGTTCAAAACTTTTGTCCCTGCGGTCGAGGTTGAATCGGCCGAACCAAAGAAGAAGGTAGCCAGTAAGTGACGAGCGTAACCGATGTCGTGAATGTGGCGCTCCGGCGAGTCGGCGCGGAGCGCATCACGAGCCTGACCGATGGCTCCAAGTCGGCGAATGTGGCGAACGACATCTATGCGGGAGTCAGGGATGACCTGTTGCGTTCCCATCCCTGGAACTTCGCTACCAAGCGCCAGCAGCTTTCCCAAAGCGCCACCGCCCCGGCCTTCGAGTTCGACTTCGCTTACCCCGTGCCATCTGATTGGCTAAGAACGGTATCGGTTCATGACAATGATGCAGGGTACGGTACGGTCTACTACCGCATGGAGCAGGTCGGGGCGCAGAGATGTATCGTGACCTCGGCCAGTCAAGTTTGGCTTCGGTACGTCTATCGCATGACCGACCCGAACGCGATGGCTGCTGACTTTCTCACGGCTTGGGAATACGCCCTCGCCAAAGACTTTGCTATTCCATTGGCGGGCTCGGATACCCTGTTCCAGCTCATGGAAGCGAAGGCACGTCAGACGCTGAACAAAGCGAGATCATCTGATGCCATGGGCGCTTTCCCTGAAAGACGTCCAGCAGGGTCTTGGGCAACGTCTCGTGCGGGTTGGAGAAACCGCCAGCGCGATTACCTGAGTGACTGACGGTTGCCACGCATTCATGATTTCAAACCATCCTTCAATGCCGGCGAGATCACTCCGCGTCTCGCGGCTCGCCTGGATTTCAATAAGTATCCCTTCGCGCTAGAAACCTGCGAGAACCTCATCCCGTTATCGGAAGGCGCCGCCATGCGCCGCTCCGGGACGCGGTTCGTATCCGAGGAAAAAGACAGCACGGTCAAAGGAAGGCTCAAGCGCTTCCAGTTTTCCGTAATCCAGTCTTACTGCCTGGAGCTCGGAGATCAGGTTCTAAGACCCTTTAGGCATCAGCAACCTATCGCGGTAGCAATTACCGATGCTGCGTTTGCCAATGGCTCGTTTACGTCGAACATCACTGGATGGGATGACAGATCAACCGGTGGGGCTGGAAATCAAATCAGCCATGACGCGACCAATGGAAGACTGACACTCGAGACCAGTGGCACGGCTGCAGATGATATTGGCTGGGCCGAGGACGCGATCACGATCAGCGCGGCTTACGTCAATGTCGAGCATGTGGTCAAGTTTCGTGTCATTGCTGCCCCCGGGGACAGGATTCAGTTTCAAGTCGGGTCAAGCTCGACAGGCTCTCAAATTCTAGCGCCGGTCTTTAAGTACACGGGTTATCATTGTGTTGCCTTTACTCCGACCGCGGCTACGTTCTACGTTCAATTCAGAAACCTCGGAAGCTTCCGGGATAAAGACGTTCAGATCGATGACGTCTCGTTTATCAGCAACGCCAATGTTGAAGTCGACACACCCTGGCTGGAGGCGGATCTCTATACCGTTGAAGGCCCGCAAAGCGCTGATGTTTTATATCTGTTGCATGGGGATTACCCGACGCACAAGGTCGAGCGATATGGGCACACGACCTGGTCGGTCGTGCAAGTGGACTGGCAGGATGGGCCCTATCTGGACGAGAACACGACGACAACGACTCTGCTTCCCTCTGCTGCTTCGGGTCTTAGTATCAACCTGACGCTTTCATCGATCGTCGGGGTCAATGATGATCAGGGTTGGCAGTCGACCGACATCGGTAGACTTGTCCGGTATAAGAAATCCACTACTTGGGGCTGGGCCATCATTACTTCGATTACCAGCTCTCTTATCGCTGTTGCGGATGTCAGGAAGGATTTTGAAGCGACCCCCACAGCTACAACGACATGGAGAATTGGAGCCTTCTGGGGATCGAGCACCAGTGGAGATCCTTCTTATCCTCAAGTCGGGGCATTCTTCCAGCAACGTCTTTACGCTGCAGGCACAGGACAGCAACCTCAGTCCTTCTTCGCTTCGCAGACGGCTGATTTCGAGAACATGACCCCTGATGATTTCGCCGACAAGATCGAGGCGGATGATGCCTTTTCCTACACATTGTCAGCCGATGACGTCAATGCCATCCGTTGGTTGTCGCCAGGAGAAGACACTATCGCTATCGGGACCGCTGGGGGTGAGTGGGTTCCCATTGATTCGATCGATGCAACCCAAGTGGATGTTCGTCGACAGACCAAGCATGGTTCCGCTCAAGTCATTCCCGTTCGCATAGGCAGTGTCGTTCTTTTCCTTCAAAGAGCGCTGAGGAAGATTCGTGAGTTTGGATTAGCAACGTCTGTGAATACCAGTTATGTAGCCCCAGACATGACCCGGCTCGCTGAACACGTCACCAAGGGCGGGATCGTCGAGATGGATTACGCCGAGGAGCCCAATTCGATTGTCTGGGCTGTACGGGCTGATGGTCAACTCTTATCCATGACTTACAAGCGAGACGAAGACGTCGTGGGTTGGGCGAGGCATATTCTCGGTGGGTCGTTCTCCGATGGAGATGCGGTTGTTGAATCCGTTGCCGTCATTCCGGGAGCGAACGGATCCGGCCAGGTCAATGATTCCACGGAAAGGGATGAAGTGTGGGTTTTGGTCAAGCGTACGATAGACGGTTCCACTGTCCGTTATATCGAGGTGCTGGAGAAAGATTTCGAGACCGGGGACGATCAGGAAGATGCGTTTTACGTTGACTGTGGAATCACAGCTACCAATGTAGGAGGCACTGAGTTATTAGCAAACGGGGACTTTGAATCCTGGCCATCCGATTGGAAATTTAGTGCTCTTCCGGCAGTTTACTTCGAGACTGCTTCAGATTTCTTGCATCGTGATGCGGATCTTGATGGAAATTCTGATACCAAAACATTCACCATCTCATTTTGGTTCGCAACAAACGCAACGGGCACCCAGAACTACGCAGTGGCGAATAGCACGGGTCGATTCGGAGCCAAGTTCGTTAATGGAAAGGTCCAGGTGTTTGGTAGCGATACATCCGGCGTCGCTTGCTTGGACCTTATTTCTCAATCGACGTACAACGACGGACAGTTACATCATTGCGTAGCATGGGGGGATCTTTCCACCGCAGGAGGCACAGAGATCAAAGGGCTCTATATCGACGGAGCGGATGACTTAGATACCGGCGCCGTCACTTTCATAGACACTGCGATCGACTTTACAGCTGGAGACTGGGCTATCGGTCAAAACATACAGGATCAGGAGCTTGCGGATGTTTGGCTTTCGATAGCTTCCGCCATAGATTGCAGCGTCCCTGCTAATCTCGCCAAGTTCTACGATACCGTCAATTCCGAATACGTAGATTTAGGATCCGATGGCAGCACGCCTGGTGTCACGCCAATTATTTTCCTCAGCGTGTTCGATGACGATCCGATAACCAACAAAGGCACTGGTGGTGGTTTTACCGAAGCCGGGTCTGTTGTCGTTTTCCCGCTTAGCGTAGTACGAAGACCAACAACAGGTGGAAACCCTGGCGGGGCGATACATTTCGTGGAAGGTACGTTGGGGAATTATGCCGATCAATCCGTAACAGTCGAGGATGGAGTCGTCTACGAGGTCACTGCGGATTCGAAGATGATAAGCCATGCCGGTACCGCGACTATGTCGATATTGGTCGGAACTTCTCGCGGAGCGAGTGATTTGATAAACCTCGACATAACCGCTGGACCGACTGCCTTCGAATCGTTCTCAGGCACGTTTATCGCCAGTGGTACGACGGTATGGGTACGTCTGTTCAGAGATGGATCCGTACCCAATGGTGGAGATGGGTTTTTGGTGGATAACGTCTCTGTTACGAAGTACGGGGTCGTTTCAGGACTCGATCATCTGGAAGGGGAAACCGTGAACGTGTTCGCCAACGGAGCGATACAACCATCACAGGTCGTGTCAGGTGGCGAGATCGTTATGGATGTTGCAGCGGTTCCGGCTCAAGTTGGTCTGGGTTACGCCCATACCTTGAAGACATTGAAAGTCTCGGCCGGGAACCCAGCTGGTACACCGCTTGGAAAGACAAAGCGTATTTACGGAATCACGTTCTGCGTGCTGAACAGTCAGACGTTCTCCTTTGGCCGGGATGCCTCTCATCTGACCACAAAGGATTTCAGGCTCGTTTCCG